TCATTGCCATTTCATTCCAGTAGTATGACATAAAAGATGCAACAGTGAAATCACCATTAGATCCTTTTGCCATTTGCAATGCTAAGAATGATTGCTCTAAGTCAAACTGACAAAGTTGAGCCATAGCTGACAAAGGACATACATCAATATCAACTGCATCCAATGAATCATTAGGAGCAGTAAAATTACAAGTAGATGCTTGTAAGATGTTACCAAAAGTTACATTAGCAAGTTTTGTCTTTGACTTAATGCCCGGTAAAGAGCGAAAGTTAGATGCAATATCCTCAGATTGAAGATATGCTTTGGAGTAGAACTCCTCAGGGTTGGCACACAATAATGCGTTAGTCTCAACCTCTAAATTAAATTTTAAATTACGGTTCATTTTATTTGGTTTTTGAAAATTTTACAAATTCTTTAAATAGCTCTCTTGAGCTCATCTTTTGGTTCTTAGCCTCAACCTCAATCTCCTCATCTCTTGGAGCTAAGTACTCCTCCATTTGGTTCTTAAGGTCAGCTATGATAGCAAGTAGTTGATTAACTTGCTCCTCAATCACAGGTGATACTATTGCAAGTACAGCCTCAGCATCAGTAGTTGGGTCAACTGCCATCTCAACATCCTCAGCGGCAGCATCTGCCTCCTCCTCTTGCACATCCTCAGCAGCTTCATCAACTGTAGTCTCAGCCTCTTGCTCAGCCTCTTCTGTGGCAGGTTCTTCTGCTGCCAGTTCTTCTTTGTCTTTGATCTCGATAACCTCTCCGTCTTTTACAACATAGATTTTATCCTCAATCAAGTGTTCTCCATCAGGTAACTTCATTGTATTTAGTTTTAATAATTCCGATAGTTTAAGTCCTAAGAATCCCTCAATAGAGTAACCTACTTGACCTGACTCAACAAGGCTATCATAGTACTCCTTATCAGTTACTTGACTTGTTAGCATTAGAGTTCCCTTAGGTACTTCAATACCATAGGTAGTGAATGCTTTGTCCTTTTTAGGGTTCTCAACTATCCAAGCCTCAAGGATGTAAGCAGGGACTTTCTCCTCTGCCTCATGCTCTAAGTTAAAGATATCTTTGTTCTGTAGGTTCTGCATGAACTTAGCATGAATAGACTCAATGACCTCCTCTGTGAATAGCACATCATACTCAGTGCCATCCTCATCTCTACGATAGATTGACATTGGTATCATAGCAGGTGCTACAATTCTCATCTTAATATCATCACTGAATGTCATTGGAGTAGCTTGATTGAATGCCATACCCTTCACCTTAATAGCAGGCTTGGCAGTGAAGGCAATCATTTCAATACCTAACTCCTCCCCATCAGAGTACTCAGGGTCAATAGTTATCTTATAGACAGGTCTATCCATGCCTATATTGTAAATAGTGTTATATTTGTTAAAAATTAAAATCTATGGTAAAAATTTTAGACAAAGAAATTCCTAATCAATTGAAGGAGTTAACAGTGCAACAGTTTGAGGATATCACATCTATCCATGCACAACAGGACTTAGATGCTATTGAGAAACATCTTAAAGTATTTGAGTTGTTTGGTATTACTGAGAATGACTTTGAGCATACCACTATTGAACAGTTCAAAACTTATGTCAAGGATTTTAACAACATCAAAGGTAAGCCAGAGCTACAGTCAACTATTGAGCTTGATGGATACAAGTACACAGCCTTTGAAGGTGAGGAGTTCAAGCTATCAGTGAGAGACACTAAGCACATTGAGAAGGTCATGAACTCAAGGCATAAAGGATACATCTCTGAGATGTTAGCTATCTTATTCAAGAGAGATGACCTAAGCAAATCTGAACACTATGACACTACTCATATCAAGCATAAGTCAAAAATGATAAGAGAGCTAAAGTCAGAGTTAGCAGTTCCTTACTTAGTAGAAATTGGACAAAAACTGTCTAAAGAAATCAAGAGAAATGAAGCTCCCGAAATCGTGGAGTGAGATTGATGTCCTGCAGTTTAAAGAGATAAGAGAGTTATATTCTATTGAGGAGGTATTTGCCAGAGAGATAGAGATACTCTCAGCTCTTGCAGGAGTGAGCTCAGATGAACTTGAGGACTTAGATGTAAGTGAGGTTAGTAATATGCTCAATGATATTACATTCATTAACTCTGAGCCATCTAAGAACTACAAGAGAGATATTGATCAGTGGAAGGTCAAGCCACTATCTAAGCTGACCTGTGGTGAGTTCATTGACTTAGAGTATTTCTTTGCTAATGACTACATCAAGCATCTTTGTCATATAGCATCTATCATGTACAGGCAACATACCACTAATGATTGGGGGCAGTTGAGCTTTGAGCCTTATGAGTTCAATCCATTTGACCGGCATGAACTATTTGATGAGTACTGTATCAATGATATCTATGGTATCATACCTGAGTACCTATCATTTAGACAGGATTTCATGGATAAGTATCACTTACTTTTTAATGAAGAGGATGGAGATGAGGAGGATGATAATAAACCAATGACATCCGATGAGTCTAAGGCACAAGCTGAACAAAAGTCTGCTGTGAAATGGGGATGGGAGAGACTACTCTACTCTCTTTGTAATGAGGACTTGACTAAGTTTAAGCAAGTCACTGACCTGCCTCTTATCCTTACCTTTAATATGCTGTCAATGAAAAAAGAGCTTAATCTATAACATACCTCTGAATGATAGAGGAGCTGAGAAATCTCCACCTATAGGCTCAAATGTATAAATGATAGAACGCTTATCCCCTAATATATTTGCCACTTGTAATATAGGATACCTTTCAACCATCCATTCAGTATATTGAGAATATATTTCTGTTGTTATACCTTCTGAGTCTAATCTCCTGGATAACTCTGCACAGAAGTCATAAGGTGTTATGTAGATAGTTCCATTATTAAGAAACCCAAAATAATACATTGCAATAATCTGTATCTCAAGCTCACCTAATGCAGGGATTTTAGCATTGATACGCACTGAGTCATACATAGCTCCTGTATCAATAGCACCATCCTCAGATATTATCTGCTGCAGAATGCGTTGTATCTTCCTCCTTGTAGGATACTTGACATTGAATATACCATTATTTGCGTAGCGTGCCATTATTCAAAAGGTGGTGGGGTTGTTACTTCAAATTCTGTTGGTTGCCCTAATATCATTTCAATACTTGAATCAAAAACAATATACCAAAATACAGGTGCATCTAAACTTGCTTCATTATAATCTACCCAATATTGAGTAACATCTTCAGGTGAAACAGGTAAACCGTAATAATCAGCACATTGTTTACGTGCATCTATTGCTTCCTGTTCATTCGTATATTTGTAACCTGTTACTTCCATTAGTATATTGAATAATAAGTATTAATTTCTGTTTGTATTCCTGCTCTATTTGTCATTTGATTGCTATTCCACACTATGAATTCTTGCATATACATATTAGCTCGTGATGATGTACCGTCTCTATCAAACAAACTTACACTTGTACCTATTAAAGTACCTATATTTTGACCGCTATTTAAAACTGTTGTATTGTTGCCGTAAAACTCCCAATCTGTGCCAGTTGTTGCTGTTTTAGCAACAAGTAAAGCCTGGTTATTATTAACATAAGCTGGTGTAAATGAAGCTCCATTTTGATAAAACGTGTGACCAGTAGCACTTAATATAAAAGCTCCTGCCAATGATGTAGTACATAATCCAAAATTACCAGACGTTCCTACTTTATCAACCACAGTAAATATAGATGAAGGATTACTTAATGACAATGTAGTATTTCTTAAAGTATCATTTGAACCATCTCCTAATAATGCTGCTTTACCATTTACTAAATCTAAATTTCCAGCATTGACTATTCTTGGTTGATTAATTGCAATTGTTTGTGTTGCGTCTTTTGCATTTCCTGATTGGTCATACCAAGTTGTTACAAAACCACTACCTGCACCTACAAAAGTTAATAATGAAGCTGTGTCTAAAATATTATTTACAAAACCTATATTTGTTTCAGCGTTATCACTTCCTCTTCTAACTCTAATGCAATTCCCCGTATAAGTAGAACTTAATTTTCTTAATGAATAAGCTATTGACGCACCCGAATAAGTGTCAAGTAATCCAGTGAACGCTGGGGTTGATGCAGCCCTTGCTAATATTCCATGTGTTGCTAAAAACATACTATTCCCGTAGCCTATCATAATACAATAGTAACTGATCCACTTGTTAACTTAACACCACTAAACTTCTGAGCCTTAGTAGGTCTTATGATAGCACCTGCCTTAACTGCTGTTCCTGTAGCTGCTATGTATGTTGACTTAACATCAACTGCTGCTATCTTAATAGAGTTAAACACTGTATCCTCAAGGACTACAATAGCATCAAAGTTACCTGTGTACTCAGTTGTGTTATTCAAGATATAAGTACCTTGACCTGCAATTAAAATTTCGTTATCTGTTGCCATTTTATTTATTTATTATGTTGTTAAATCTCCTGCTAATACCCACTCATCAGTGTCTATCTTAATCAATGTTGCCATACCATATCGTGCGGCTATCTTAGTTTTACCACCGCTTGATCGTAGTGTTACTCCAGCTGTTCCTGCAATAGTTGTTTGACCTGTGCCATATTGAACTATTATAATTTGACTTCCTATAGGAAAGGCAACTCCTGTGTTAGTAGGGATGCGCAAATCATTTGCACTTGAATTATTAGTTTTAATCAACTTATATAAGTCGCTTAATACTATGTTGTTAAGTGTAGATGTTTTCTCAACTATAGTAACCTCCCTTGGTGCAAGTGTACAATCTTGATCAGGATAAGTGTAAACCCTATTAGCTGTGTTGCTTGAAGTCTTTAAAGTAGTGTAATAATCATTGTCATTCTTATACTTTAAATCCCCGTTACTATCAGCATATAAGGCTGTGCTCTGACCTGTTGCCGTTGCATCTGCATTCTGATGCTTAAGATGTAAGTGACCATCCCCATTAGTGCCTTCAATATAAATTGATTTTGCACTTATCTTATTGTCATCTAAGTCAACATCTTGAGTTGCTCCTGTGTAAGGAACATATATACCACTCACACCACCAAAGACCTCTTGACCTGTGATAGAACGTGTCTCATATCCTGAGCCCGTATCAACACTTACTTCAAGTAAGTCAGTCGCATCAAGGTCTGACCCCTTGGGAGTCATCTGAGATATTTTCTGTCTATTGATAGCCATACCTATATTGTAATTAACTTATGATTCTGTTATAATAGGGACTTGGCAATCTGTCCAATTACTCATGTCAACATCTAAGGTCATGACCCACCCTGCTGCATAGTCTAACACTTGATTATTCAATGGCACTATGGCAGGTTGTCCTAATACATCAAAGCTATAGTCATCACTGAAAGTAAAATAGTTCACTAAGTCAACTAATATCTGATGACAGTCTGAGAGTATCACAGTGATATTAGCTCTATCCTTTTGTATGATGTCCAGGCAGGTTATCTCTAAGCTCATTGTATTAGTGTTCTCAGTTGCTATAGCTGTGATAGGTGCTATAAACACAATAGGATACTTCTCATCCTTTGTCGCAAAGTTAGGTAACTGCTCCACAAAATCGCTACCTACTTTTTTTACTTGTAGATGTGAGTTATAAAATGCCTCTATCTTGTTGATTAATGCTTGATAACTTGTCATAGTTCTGCGTTCTTTTGTATCTTATTAATTTTGTTCTGTGTATCAGTCATCTCAGTCTCACTCACTATAGCATTGACTGTGATAGTCTGACCTTGCTGTGCTCCCTCTCCACCTACATTATTGAGTTGATTGCCTTGACCGAATAGACTAACTGATGGAGTTGCCATGCCTCCTGTTGTGCTACCTCCACCTGTGAAACTATTTGTATCTGCAGTTGGAGCATTACCTCCACCCTCAAAGGATGTACTTGCTATTGTTGCTAAACTTGTAGCTGTTGATATTACTGAGCCAGCTATTGCAGCTGCCATTGCGAAACCTCCATCAAACTTAGGATACTGAGCAAGTATTGAAACAATGGCTTGAGCACCGTTGATAACAGCCATTGCTAACTGCATTTTTTTCTGTTGCTCAAATTGTTGTTTTAGAATTTTCTCCTCTTCTTTACTTCCTTGTTGTACTCCTTTAAGTTTCTTTTTTGTGTTGATATCTTGTATTGATGCAATGGCTCCTGCTGCTGTTGTAGCAAGTTGAAATCCAGCCTCAATATTTGCATTAAGTTTCTCTCTTGCTTTCTCATCTATCTCAACCAACTTAGCGGCCTTAGTCTCTTCTGCTACTATTTCAGCTTGACGATATTTTTCTTTTATGGCTGCTATCTCTGACTCTGATAAGTCTTTTGCTGCAAGCTCAGCAGTTCTTTGAGCATCAAGTGTATCTAATGTAGTTTTAAGAAATGCCTCATTTGCTGCAATCTCTTCCTCCTTAGTACCTTTAAATCTCTCAAGTTCAAAGGCTTCCTTAGATAATTTAGTCTCTGCTGTAAGTTGTGCAGCTGCTAAAATCTTTTGTTGATTCTCAATCTTTTTAGCTGTGATTTGGTCATCAATTTCTTTTAATTTTTTAGCAGTCTCATCCTCAAGCAATCCTCTCTCCTCTGAGCCTACCTCAAGTGAGTCCATCTTTATCTTTGCCTCTGCTTCAAGTAGTTCCTTTTGTGCCTCAAATTTAGCAATGTCATCTGCTGCATTAAGTTCTTTTCTTTTTAGCCTTGCAATTAACTCCTCATTCTCTGCCTTCTCTATATCCGCTGCATTCTTATCTCTTGCTTTCTTAAGGTCATTGTCAATCTTTGCGAGTGCTGCCTTTTGATCAACTTCCTTTTTATAGATTTTAGCAAGGTTATCAAACAAATATTTTCTCTCAGCTTCAAGTTGTGTTATGCGTAATTCTCTAAGCTCTTGCTCTGACTTACCTGCATTCTCTGCCTCTTGCAAAGCTACCTCATTCTTTTTACGTAGGTCAGCAAGAGCCTCAGAATATTTATTCTTTACCTCTTTATTAGTGTTGCCCACACTTGTTACGTTAGCTTTAGATACTGCTGCATTTCCTTTGTTAGTTATCTCTAACTCCTGTCTCTTAAAGTCCTGGATAATCAAGTTCTTTAACTGTTGAGCCTTAGCAAGTGCAGTGCTATCACCTAACTGTTGAGCCTCTTTAATCTGCTGCTCTACCTTAGCAAGTGCCTCCTTTTGTTGAATGTCAAGCATTGCCTTAGCACGCTCAGACTCTCCCTTGATTTGCTTGGCCTGTAGTAACTCAATCTGCTTATCTAAGCTGACATTGAGATTCCTTATAGCGTTAATCTTGTTTATCTCATTTTGCACTTGTTGATTAGCGAGGTCTGCTTGAGTTTTAGTCAAGTCAGCTAATCTCTTCTTATCCTCTTCTGTAAGTTCCTTCTTTAAGTTTAATGAGTCAATCTCAGCTTGATTAATAGCCATGTCT